CCACCGCCATAACAGGTGAAGTTGAGTGTGAATGAACTTGGGTCACCTTCAGAGAAGTCCAGTGAACAAACACATTTGGACAATGTCACTGTGTGGTCAGCATCATCACCAAAGTCTGTTCCTTCAGCAATGTACTTGATGTCAATGCAGTAGTGTTCAACATAAGGAACACCAGACAAACCAGTTGAGATGTTTGCAGAATAGTGACCAGTCTTGTTGATGAAGTCACGAACTGAACCGGCTTCAGAACCATCAGTGAACTGTCTGAAATGGAAGCCAAAAGAACCAGTAATTGCTTGTTCATCTTGCTTGCGAACAGCGGCAAAGTTTCCGCGGTCCATGACTACCAATTCACTGAATTGTTGAGGTTGAGAAAATGAAAAGTTTCCATCTTCATACGCAACTTCCAAGACAACTGGTGAACCACCAGTTCCATCAAGAAGTTCAATTTTGCCATCACGTTTTGTTTTTGGCACTACAGAATAAGCCATGTCAGGCCTCCGGGTTGAGTGTGTGTAAGACTGTGAAATCAAGAGTGATAATGATGTATTCTTGTGACTCTGTCACATCTCTTGTTGAACCATTATATCTGATTGTGAACAGATTGTTTGGACTTGTATATGCTTCTAACAAGGCAGAAATTATTGTTTGCTCTGTGTCCATGGCCAAATCATAATCTGTTGGATAAATGTCCAAAGGTCGCAAGCGATATGAAAACACCACTGACACTGGACTGGAAACATAAACACCAACACTTCTGCGCTGTCTTTCATCCATTGCACTGGATGATTCCATGCCAACTGTGAATGCCTTGTGTGCAACCGTGTTCTGTGTACGACCAAAGAAATCTGGACTGTGGTTGGACAGTTTGAACCCAGTAATGGCAGCAACTTTTTCTGCAATGGCAAATCTGACTGCACTGAACTTCATCTTCTTCTTGTCCTACGGAATCGCAAATGTGAACCGGCTTGTGTTGTGTAGATGACTGGTTGTTTGGCTTGTCGGTTGTTTGGTTGATCACTGTGGCCATCATGGTCATAATCATACACAAAGTTGATTTGTTTCCATTCATAGGTGTATTGTTTGAAATGCTCACTGGCCAAATCTAAATATCGACCATTGGATTGTCCAAGACTGCTGTGGAAGTCTCTGAAGATGTAGTACAAAGCCAAGTTCTGATGTGCAGAACGAAATGCTTCAGCAGACATGACCAAGTATTCCAGTCCACCACCTTCTTGCCGCATCTTCTGAATCATGGTGTACCATGCTTCATCAATATATGACTGATATGAACTGAGTGTGCTGGGTCGAATGTCAGCCAGTTGTGAATAAGTGCTGGTCAAATCGCCATCACTGACAACTGGATATAATCTGCGTTTGACAATGGCTGCGCTTCTGCGGAAGTTGAACGTGCCACCCACCAATTCAATTTCCCATTCTTGCAAATAGCCTTCACCCAGTTCCAAAGTGGAAGCCAAGTTTGCTGCGCTGTGTGTGTATTGTGGAATGTTACCGGGGAATGTTCCCACCGCTGCATCAACAATCTTGGTTCCATTTGGTGCAATCAAACTGTATCTGACTGAGATTGGACCCACCAATGAACCATCACGGTATATTGGCAATGTGGTCAATTGTGATTTGCCACGTTCCAACAATTCTGGCACTTTGATTTGTGGTGCATAGGGGGTCGCGTTGCTCATTTTACAAAGTCCTCATAGATTTCAAATCCCTTTGTCTCAAACTCTTTGACAAAGTCTTTCATGTCTTTGATTGTAGCACGCAATATATCCAACTGTTCTTTCTTCTCTGGAAGATGTTGTTGTTTCACCAACACTTCAATCTTGCGGTTGTTGGATTGGTCAATGATTGCCAATTCCCAAAAGTGCGGTTCTGGAGTACCCAACATGTTTGAACGCAACAGATTGACACACCAATTTTGATACTGTTCTGTATCCATCTTTTCAATCAAACGACCGGCAACAACTTTGACACTGTTCCATTTTGGACAATGATACCGGCCACCACGAACTGGATACACATGCATATAGTCATATTTCTGTGGGTCAAGATATACCCAACCTTCTTGTTGCAACTTTCCGATTCTGGAACCGGGGTTGCCAATCTCACCATTGATTTGGTGAATGCCATTGACACCAGGAACAACACGTTCCATTCTCAAATATGGAATGAAGAAACCTTTCTTGACTGTTTGTGTCTTTTTCTTTTCGCCTTTGCCTGTTGTCACTTCAACATCTCTGTAGACAAACTGCCAGTTGGTTGGATGCCATTTGTAATAGAATGGATGATTCGGGCGCGCTGGCAATGCGCTTTGTGTGTTTGCGGTCATTGGTGACCATTTTTGTGGTTGTATTTCCATTTGTGTACCTCATTGGAAAAAGGTGGTGACTCCACAGAGGAAGCCACCACCACGAATTGAACAGGATTAAATACCAGAGATCAAAGTGACACCACGGTCTTGGTCAATGATTGACATTCCCAAGTATGCATGTCCAACAACTTTGGTCAAAGCCTTGGCAGCATCACGGTCCATTTCAATCATCACTTCGCCCATTTCCATGGCTTCAACTGCACCAACAGGGGCCGGCATACCAGTTGCATAACCAACTGCACCAGGGCCAAAGATAGCACCAGCATGGTCAGTTCCATCATTGGTCACGTATGAAGAAGTGTAGATTTCAACACCCATGAAGTTTCCTTTGTAGTGACCACCTTTGGCACTGATTGCTTCATAAGATGCTGGAGTGAATTGGAACAAACCAGTGGTTGCAGCCAAGATGTCATCTTGAATGTCAGCCCATTGCTTTGGATGCAAAACAGCAACATAAGGACCAGGGGCACCCTTTCCACTGTCAGCGGCTTCCAATTGCTTGATGGCATCAAACAATGCATCAATGGTCAAGTCAGCACCAGTTGAACCAGCAGTTGCAGTGAAACCAGCAACCAAAGCACCAGTCAAGTTGGCAAATAATGCTTCGTAAGAGTTTGCAATGCTTTCTGCAATGCGGAATGGGTCAATGTCGCCACCGTTCAAACCAGTCATAGAAGCCAAGTCTGAGATTTCGTAAGCCAAAGAATTCCGTTTGCAAACTACATCAACATGAGCATCAGTCAAGTTTGATGGGGTAACTGCATTTGCTTCAGTTGTACCAGTGAAAGCAGTGAATCCATCATATCCATCCAGTCCGGCTTTGCGAACGCGAATTGTATCTGAACCCATGCCATTGATTGAACCAACAAATTCAACAAATGGAGTGTTGCGGAGGTTGCTTGAGTCAACAAGTAAAAGTTTGATTTCTTGAGAAATCATCTTTTGCATGCGAAGGTCTTCGTTTGGGGTAGACAGCCCATATTGAGTAATAGCCATGATAAACACCTAAATTGAGAGGGGTTGGGGGGGAAAGAAATTTGGTTTCGCGTGGATTTTCTGCTGTTTCGGGTGCGACCCTTCCACAATCGAAGTGCTTTGTCTTTATTCTATACGGAAAAACTTGGTTTGACAAGACAAAAAAAACCCCACTCCAGAGGAATGGGGAAAGGGGAGGTACAGCACCCTTTTTTGGGGAAGTGTTTGGAGATTACAAAGACACTACAATTTCCAGCCCAGTGACAGACTTCACAGACTTCACCTTGACATTGTTTGCATCAACCAACTGGACATCCAACTGAACTTTCATGCCATTTGAGTCATAAGCAGAAACATGGATGATTTTCTCACCAAGTTGGTGGTTCAATGTAGTCCAAGTATTGGCAGCCAAGTTCTGAGGTGCAAAGGTTGAACGGAACTGAGACAACGCAACAAGCATGTTACCAGTTTGGTCATTGTATGACAACAAGTTTCCAGCAGCGGGGTCGGCTTGCAAACTTTCACGGGCACGGGCTTCAGTGAAGTACAAGTTTGAACCTTCAGCAACATCATCAGTGTCAGCAGACAAAGCAATTTGACCAGTTGCACTGTTGTATGCAAGTCCAGCAGTGTCAACAGAGATTGCAGCGCGGGCACGTGCATCAGTGAAGAACAAGTTGGTTGCACCACTTAGTTCAGCAATATCATCAGTGTTGGCATCAAGTGAGAACTGGCCGCCACCATCCCATGCCAGACCTTGTCCAGCAGAGAATTGAGAAAATACAGAAGACAACTTGACAGATAATTCACCACCATTTGCATCATATTCTAACAATTGAACATCTGGACCAGTCACTGTTCCCAATGAAAGGGCACCGCGAGCGCGTGTATTTGTGAAGTACAAGTTTGCACCTTCAGCGATATCATCAGTGTCAGCAACCAAAGAAATTGCACCGCCAGAATAAGCAAGTCCAGAACCTTCAACACTGATTGCACCTTGAGCGCGTGCATTTGTGAAGTACAAGTTTGATATACCTTCACTGATTCCATCAGAATCAACATCAAGTGAGAAAGTACCATTGGCACCATCGTATGCAAGACCAGAACCAGCAGCGAAAAAGCCACGGATTTCACCTTGGTCAGCAGTGAACTCACCAGTTGCACTGTTGTAGTCAATACCAGCAGAAGCAGACAAGAATGTGCGAACTTCAGCAGCATCCAAATCAGCACCTTCGATTTCAACAAAGTCAGTTGCATCACCAGCAGAACCGCCATTGTGAATCCAAGTTTGAGCGCGACCAGAAACACCAGTCAAAATGACAATGTCACCTTCTTGCTTTTCATCGCCTTGTGTATAGTTTACAGAAACCCAGTTGGCAATGCTGGTTGCAACTGTATCAACAGCAACATCAGTGATTGTCAATGGCTTCAATTTCAGTTGCTTTTCACCGTTTACTGTGACCAATTCAGCATAGTTGGCAGAATCGGCTGCGATTCCAACAACACTGTTGGCTTCAAGGTAAGAGCGGGTAACGGCATGATTATCGGCTGTAGGCTCAGCATTTAATTGAACTGCGCCTTCAAACACGTTTACTGGGGCTAAAAATTCCATGTTTGGAACTCCATGTTGGGGGTTAAGATTTCACTTGTATGTTATCTCAAAACCACAGTTCCTGTCTTTGCATTTGCGAAAGTCACCACAAGTTCATCCACAGAAATATGTCTGACATCTGCAAAAGCAACTGTGCCATTCTCCAAAAGCACTTGAACATTGGGAATGTAGCCAAGTCCATGTGTGATTGTCACAGAAACTGAGTTTGTAAAAGTATACTCCACCGGTCTTGATGGAAAGATAATTGATTGTGCCATGTTTGTACCTCATTTATATATTTTATGTCATTTCTCCTCAAGAATGACAGTCACTTCAGCAGAAGATGAAGATTTGGTTGCAATCTGGATGGTGTTGTGGTTGTTGGTTCCACGACCCATATTAATCTGCATATATCCACCAGACTTGATGAACAGTTTGTTGATTCCAGCAGTCCCACCACCATCTGTTCCTTCAAATGAAACATAGATGTCATGCGCTTCTGAACCCACTGTGACTACTTTGCCCTTTGGTGGCAACACAACATCTGTCCAAGTGGAAATTGCATTGAAGTTCTTGATTGCTGGGAAGATGCGTTGGCCAGAATAATCTTGTGACATTATCGGTTTCTCCATGCT